ATGTCCAAGTATCAAACGCACTCTCGCCTATACTTGTTACACCTTCTGGTATTATAACCCCATTGACTTCACCATTAGGATATTGAAGTGTCCCGTATTGAGTTTCCATTGTTGAAACTCTTTCAATCTCTGCTCCATCTACTTCTTTCATATCTTGCCAAGCATTTTTAAATAGGTTTTGTTTATTACTGTCATAAAATATGTTAGCGGCGTGGTTAAGATAACCTATCTCATCTAAATCGATACCACCACCACTCGCACTAATCACATTAGTAGTAGGGTCAATAGTGATATTATCCCCAGCAACTAACTTGTCTTGTTTTTCAGTTTGAACTTGTGTTATATCATTTTCAATAATATCTAATCTACTAATCAAACTTGTTATATCTTCCTTAACTACGAATGTTAATGTGCTTGGTTTACCAGGACTACTGTTAAAATTATCTGCATCAGCCTGAGTTCTGGCGTAACCAGTTGTTGCTTGAGAACCAGAGAACATATTAACTATATTTATCACATTACTTGTGTCAAAACTACTTAAATCTATTGTAGTTGCTTGATAATTTTGGAACATACCACCCATATTTCTTACATTACTTGTATCAAAGTTACTTAAATCCAGTGTAGTTGCTTGAGAATTGTAGAACATTTCACCCATAGTTGTCACACTGCTTGTATTAAAATTACTTAAGTCAAGTGTAGTTGCCAGGGAATTTCGGAACATAGCAGTCATAATCATCACATTACTTGTGTCAAAACTACTTAAATCTATTGTAGTTGCTTGAGAATCTCGGAACATACCCCCCATATCCGTTACATTACTTGTATCGAAACTACTTAAATCAAGTGTAGTTGCTTGAGAACCTAAGAACATCTGATTCATATTCGTTACATTACTTGTGTCAAAACTACTTAAATCTAATTCTGTTGCCTGAGAATTCCAGAACATCTGTTGCATATTAGTCACTTTACTTGTGTCAAGGTAGACTAATTCAAGATATAAACCATTATTACCGTAGAACATATTACTTGTGTCTATTAAGTAATCTCCACTTGTCGCTACACCTATTACATTTTCATTTAGTATTCTATAACCACTTGGCTTATCTTTTGGTAGTATAATATATTCTTCTGTACCTGTGTAATCTCCACTACTGTCGAAATCTGCTGTAGTTGTTTGAATATATCTCGGTGGTATTTTACTATACGTTAAATCAATATCTTCTGTAATTATAGTATTATAATCAAATTCATTTCTTGTACCATATTCAAAGAGATAGTCATTTTTTAGTTTATCTACTTCTTTTAAATTCTCTCCTTCTTGAACCATTTGAGTAGTTATTAATTCATCCTGTTCATTAAATATTCTTACTCTATTAAAGAGATTACCCTCAGACGAATCTTCCTTAACTACGAATGTTAATGTGCTTGGTTTGAAAGCACTGCTGTTAAACTTATCTGCGTCTTCTTGAGTTCTAGCATAACCAGTTGTTGCTTGTGAACCAGAGAACATACCATCCATATCCGTTACATTACTTGTATCAAAACTACTTAAATCAAGTGTGGTTATTTGTGAATTAAGGAACATATAAGGCATACTAGTTACATTACTTGTATCTAGATAATTTAATTCAAGATATAAACTGTTATTACCGTTGAACATATTACTTGTGTTTATTAAATAACCACCTTTTGTAGCAACCCCTTTAACATTTATATTTCGTATTCTATAACCACTTGTTTTATCTTTTGGTAGTATAATATATTCTGCTGTCCCAATATAATCTCCATTAGAGTCAAAATCTTCCACAGTTGTTTGAACGTATCTTGGTGGTATTTTAATATAGCTAATTACATTTGTAATAGGATCAATAATAATATCATCACCAGCAACTAACTTGTCTTGTTTTCCGTCAAGCAATGAGTTAAACTCTGTTCTTGCTGCCATGATTAAATCATTAGTCAATTTAGCACTCATATATTGTGTATTGTTAGGAACACCTACTAATTCTGTAATCTTATTACTTTTATTTTCTTTAAGTGCTAAACCTGTATCAACGTAATCAACACTTGCTAATCCTGCAACAATATCTCCCGATGGTATTCTAACTTCATTACCATTTGCTAACTCTAATACTAACTCTTTTGTATTCGTATCATAGTAACCACTTTCAACTGCTTCATTTACAGGAATATAAGTAACATCACCATCACGATGTTCAACTTTAATATCATTACCTACTAATGTAATATTAACAACAAACTCCATTTCATCAATTTGAATTTGTAAACCATTTTCAACTGCATTTATCTTATGATTATTAGCAGTTTTAAAAGTTTCAAACTCATTTTTTGAAACTCTACTTTCTATATCATCTAAAACCACAGACGCCACTTCTAATTCATCGTTATTGTTTCTTGTGATAGTTGTATCGTCTATTTTAATCAAGTTTGTTATACCACTTATATCATCTCTAATGTCTATAATATCTTCCTCTAAGTCGTTTGCCTTATTCATTATAGCAGTGTCTTTATTGTCTATCTCTACCTTGCTATAAGTGTAGTCTTTTGCTTGTTGTAACGTATTAGCATCTTTATTGTCTATTGTTGTCTTAACGTATGTACCTACTTGTTCAGCCGTAACTCCATGCGGGTTATTTAAGTCTTCAATGTGTTCTTCAATATCTTGTGTGATTTCGGTAACACGTTCTAAAACCTCTTTTAAAGTGTTCATAGCTCTCGAATAAATAACGTACTCTCCATACTGTAACTTTTGGAATTTAACGTCTTCTGCTAAAAACCCCTCTACATTACCTTCATTAAAATAATCTATTAAGTCTTCGATTGAATTAAATACTCCTAAAGTACCTTCGGGAATTGTAATCTTCATATTAAGGTCTTCAATAACTTTATCTGTAGTTGAATCAGGGTCGTAAGGAACCCATTTGAATTCTGTCATATCTGCTAATTCAGCTATAATATTAGAGTGGTAATTAGTTTGTAAACTTAATTGATTAACAACACTATCCCATTCTTCTGCAGTAATAAGATCTCCTTGAGTTTTTCTCTGTAAAGGTATATTGTTTTTAAATAATTTCATCGTTGACTCACCATCCTTCCTGTTTGTTCCTTAAATACAATAAGGAATTTAAATATTTCAAAATCATTTGTTGTTTCAAATGATATAACTAATCTTGGAACTCTTCCTCTACCATTTACAGGTATCCTTACTTGTAGTCTATCTGTAACAGTAAATTTAGCAAGATCTAATTTAAAGTTTTCAAATTGATTAATACTTGATTCTCCTAAATTTTCAAAGGAGATATATTCTCTTTCTTCAATAGTACCGTCTATAACTTGCATAAATATTTCATAAGTAGACTGTTGTTGTTTGTTATCTATTCTAAAACTATATGCCATCTTAATTTGAGATGTGTTGATATTAGTAACCTCCATTCTAGCTTCGTGGAAACGTTTAGTTAAATGATTACTAATATTCATGTAACCTAAATCAATTAATAAGTTTATAGGCTGTGCTAAATACCCATCTGGTCTAGTAACTATAGTATGTGTTTCATAATTAAAGTTATGAACATCAACATGGGCTTTTTTAGCATCTAACATATTATATTTATTAACACCTGTGTTATCTGATAATACAACCCCACCAAAGTTCTCAGGATGGCTTTTAAAGTACTTTAATCCCTTACTGAAGAATACTGGGTAAGCTGTACTCAAAGTATCGTGTATCGTCCAAATACCTCTAGTTCCATCAAAGATAAGTTCTAGCATATAAGGTGTTTTAATATCTTTCATATCTACAAAGGTAGATAAAATTATTTTAAAATCTCTATTGTCTACTTCTGTAGCTAGGTCAAATTTTAAATCTTCTTTAACAAATATATTATAAAATTTTAATCTGTTTTTAATAAAGTCGTTTGGGTCTTTAATAATATTTCCTATAGGTGCTGAAACCTCTACATAACTTAAGTCAGTACTATCTCCTGTAAAACTATTAGGTTTAAGGAATATAATCTTGTCTTCTAACATAACCATAACATATTTACCTACTGTTCTAATTGTATTTTTTAAATGAACATCTATAAATATATTTTGTAGTACCTTTTTAGCATAGAAATCAGTAATAATACTTCCTGATTCAGTTTCGGTTTCTGCTTTCTCAATAGCCCATATATCTGATTTAGTAAATGCAAGCATAATTCCTCTAAAAGGATGTATATGAATTATCTCATCAGGTATTTGGTCTAAAGCATATTTGAATGGGAAGTATCCTATGTTTTGAAAATCTGATAAATAAACTATATTACCAAATTTTTCCCCACCATATAATACTAACATATCTTCAAAGAATGTCATAAACCTTGTTTCCCCTATAGATGAAGTATTTTCTAATGAAGGAAGTATAACTCCTTCAGAACTATAAGGCATATATGTAGATGTTAAAACTTCTGCGTCAATCTCCATTTGTGTTAAATCATTAGTAGTCCATATGTAGGTATTTGAAGGTCTTTTTGCAGGAGTAATAAACAATCTAACCTGCACTCCATTAGAAGAGTTTCTCATAATTCTATCTGTAGTTTTAATAGAAGGTATAGCTTTATTAACATTTTCAGATATAGGATTTAAAGAAACATAATTAAAGTCAGAAAAATCAGGTAAATAAGAGACTTGAAATTCTATATAAGTATTTTGATAATTTAGATCCGATACTCTAAAAGGCTCGCTTAAAGTTGCAAATGGTCTTATTGTGCTTTTATGTACTCCCATTCTGTAAACCTCATAATATTCTCCGTCTTCATTTCTGTGTATAATTTTATTAACTAAATCTTTTAATTCTTCTACAGAATTTATATCACTATCATTTATAATATCATGATCCTCTACATCTAAATGTTTCATATTATTTATATGAAACTCACTATTAGGATCATGATCATTTTTGAAAGACCATATATCGAACCCTAATGTAGTATAATAATCTGATGCGTTAGTAAATTCTTCTACTAACTCTCCTCTATAATATGCTTTTAAACTTATCTTACGTACTAAAGGATTGTTTCTTTCTTTTTTCATAACAGCTATTTGGGTAATATTATTGTTTAATAAGTACTCTATATCGTTTAATTCTTTTGAGGTAATTAATTTATCCCATGGATCCGTTTGTTTCCAATTATTTTCTGAAGAATTAAGAACTTCATAATAATTTAATATATCTTCTGTTTCCACATCATCCGGGTTATATTGGATATATTTCCAATCTGTAGTTTCAATAATTTCTTGACCACTATCGGATGTTAAATTATTATGCTTTATAACTTCCCATTTATAAGCGTATCCTTCATAAATCCCTGGATCAATACCGTTCTTATCTAAATCAAAAGAAGGAAGACTTACAAGAGGAATAATTTCATAATCTTTATTCCTCTGTAATTGTGAATAGAATTTTCCATCCGTACCTTTAAACATAAAGGTTCTTATAGTAGGGTATAAATATCCTTCTTCTAAAGCTTCGTCTCCATACAAAGATTCATAACTAATAGGCTCTATATCTAATAAGTTTTGACTATGTTTTCCTAAATCTTCGAAATTAATTTTTCGAACATTTTTCCTATAAGAATTAAAGACTATTTTCGGATTATCAAAATCTGGTTTGGCTCCGTCTTTATCTAAAGGAATTTCTAAATCGATTGAGATTAATCCTTTATAATCTTTTTCCATTCTTACTCCTCCTTATTCTTTTGAGCTAAATATCTTTCTCTTGTTTTTTCATCCATGTTCATAAGACGAGCTTGTTCTTTTAGCTGATCCATTGTTAAATCACTTTTTACAAACTCATACTCTACTTTATCTTTACTCATATTATTCCTCCTCTATACTTATTTTAATTCTAGGGATCTTAATAAAACTATGTTCTAAGAATTCCATTCCTGGTTGATGAACTGTAATATCTGTTTCAACTTCTAAATTCCCTTTTGAAGTTTGATAAGCTATTGGATTTACTTCTTGTACAAATATATAATCATTTCCCACAGGTTCATTACCAGGACCTATATTAGGTATTCTAATAATTAAAGCCTGACCCTGGAAAAGACTGTTGTTAACTACATACTCCGCTAATTCTTTATTAGATCTTCCTAAAATACCCTCTTCCAAACCGGGACCCGTATCTACATATACATTAGTAGGAAGATTACTTCCACTCAATTTTTGTATTACAAATGCACCATTCTGAAAATGATCTGTACCAAACCAATATCCTAAAGCTCCTGTGTCATTTTCCTCAGCAGGATAACTAAACATATCTTCATAACTATCAAAAAATTTAGTAGTAGAAGTTATAGGAGTTGTCTTTTCTAAATCAAATACATAATTTTCTTTATTTGAAATTTTTATTTTATCTGGTTCCTTACCTTTAGAAACACTAAATTCAATAAAATTACTTATAATCTCATTATTACTAGCGTTTCCAAATACTATAGTTCTTCTAGTTAAAGGTGAGCCATTTTCCATAAGTTCAACACTTTTTAAAGTTTTGTAAACATTTAATAATAAATTCTTTCCTGAATCTGTCATTTAACTTCTACCTCCAAGTTTTTTATTATTAATAACCCATCTTCACTAGGAGTTATTCCAGAGGTCCCTAAAGGCCTCTTTGCAATTATCCCTCTGTCAGGATCATATATTACTACATTTTTTATTTCTTTACCTTCAGAAACTGCAAAAGTAATTGAGTCAAAAAACTTAATAAATACTTGTCCAGTATTTTGATCTTCATATGAACTGTAATAAAAAGGGTGAACTCGTTCAGATGAAGTATTTTCTACTTCTAGGTAAACCGTAATAAATCTAGTTTCATAAACTTTAGCTTGTGTTTTTCTAAAAGCTATATTTGTTTGCATATTCATTTTTATCATTCCTTTCTTTTTATTCTATTAATTCCCAATAATAAACCGTTCTATTTCTTGCGAAAGTACATGTAAATGATTCATATTCATTATTTACACCTGGTAAGAAACCTCTTGCTTTTTCACCTTCATAATAACAAGCATCGCCTGAAGTTACAGTTCTTCGACTTGTATCGTAGGTTATTCCACCATCACTTTGCCATGTATATTCCCTTTCTGTCCTGCTTCTACCAATCCAACTACTATAACCATCAGCACCAGTATATATTTGATTTAATGTGCTTGCCGATGCAGGAGTTGTGGGTTCTGTTTTAATAATTGTTGATATATCTGTAGTGATATTAGAAAGAACAATATCTTGTTCTAAATCTACATTAAATAAATATGTTTCTTGAATACCTGAAATAATATCAGTGTATTTTATATCTTGTTCTAAATCTACATTAAATAAATATGTTTCTTGAATACTTGCGGAAGTATTAGAATAGACAATGCCCTGAGATAGGTCTACATCTATTTCGTAAGTTTCTTGAATTGAAGATATTATATCTTTATATTTAACAGCCTGTGTTCCTAATATTTCAAACTCATAAACTTCTTGAACTCTAGATGTCAAATCTTTATAAGATATGTTTTGGAACATATCTACATTAAATCTATATGTATCTTGAAGTGTAGATGTAATATCTGTATATGATATACCTTGTGACACTGTTACTTCAAATTCATAGAAAGGCTGAATACTTATATCAGGTTGAGTATAATAAATATCTTGTGTAAGTTTTAACTCGAACTCATAAATATCTTGTAGGAATGTATTTAAACTAGTGTATCGTATATTTTGAAATAAATCTATTTCTAAAGTTTCAATTTTTTTTTTTAAATCTATATTAACATTCCCTAACATTACTATACCATCATAATTAGGTAGTTCATTATTACTTACTGGGTTATAGATTGTATCAAAATGAAACGTTTGTGTATTTATTTTGTTAGATTTAATTTCAGGAACTAAAGTATATCCTTCACTTATATCATTTAATAAAGGTCCCATATAGATATTATGGAAATATTTTAACTCATATGCTGGTCGGTATTTGTTTTCTTTAGGAATTCCATTAAAAACCTCAAACTTATTATCGACAGTTTTTATAAGAACTGGTTTTTGATTAAGGTCTCTAACATACACGGTCGGTATAAAACCAACATATTCGAATATATTAGGTCCTCTTGGTCCCCAATTATGTAAGTCTCCATATTTATGTTCAGAAATATTTTCATCTAATAATTCTGCATATCCTCCCATTAACAAATCTTTATTTAAAATTTCCCCATTCTCGTTATAAACCCAAACTAGTTGTCTATCGAATGCATCTACCCAAGAAGGTGTTTGAGGATCGTATTTTAATGTGATAGTACCAGAGTTATCTATAAAGAGCTGTGTAAATTGAGTAGCTTCATCAAATCCAGGTTCATCTTTTTCAGGTGTATCTATAATAAGAAGCCTATATACTACTTCTTTATATTCGATAGTGTCTCCATCTATTACTCTAATGTTTTCAGGATCATTTATAACAATTTCTTTATCAGGCCTGTGTCCTTTGAAATCTACAATAAACTCTTTTGAAGGAAATTGTTTTGAAATAAATACTCCCAACTCGTTTGATAAATTAATAAACTTAATATTATCTTCTTCATCTTTAGTAAAGAAGGTATAGTTGATATAAGGCTCTCTTGGTCTAAGAGAAGTTCCATCTGGAGATATTTTAAAATTAATTAATTCCTTTACATTTCCGTTGTTAATAGAAGAGTTAGTATTATTAATTCCTTTTGAAAAATTATCTATTTCATAAATATTTTTTCCACGATTTCCTCTGTATGATCTTCTACTCATCTAAAGGTCCTTTATATTCTTTTGCTCTATTTATTTCAAAAGGATTTCCTCTACTATGATTATTTGTGTAGTCCATAGTTCCACCATCATTAATAAAATATTCTGGAACTAAATCATAGTATTCTAGAAACATTGTGTTAAGACCGTTGGAAGCTTCTTGTCTGATAGAACTTTGTAAATTTCCAAACTCGTCTTCTCTTTCTAAAAGCCGTGCTACTACAGAAGGTATAACAACGGTTCTAATATATTTATCAGGAAAAACAGGCATCGTGGATGTACCTGTAATGTTTGTGTAATGAGGACTTAGTTTAGCTTGGTCCCAGAGTTCTTCTGTCTCAAAATAAACTACTCCTTTTTCCTTATCTGTAATAGTATAGTATAAATATTTCGATGTATGATCAATCATTACATCAGTAAACATAGGGAAATTTGCTTGAAGTTTTTCGTTAATTAATAAAATAGCATCATCAAAATCATACTTAATATCTTCCCAACGATATAATCTTCCATCAAGCCTTTGATTAACTCTTCTCATTATCTGATCTCTATTCATATCATCTCTCCTATTAAAAACGAAAACGGATAGGGTAAGCACCCTACCCGTTCAGGTTTTTTTATAAATTCACAAATCCAATATCGCCTCTGGAATTACCAAAGACTGCGTTACTCTTTGTGTTTCTAATTCTACTTAACTGTTTGTTATTATACATAATCTTCTTCTGTAGTTGTTGGTTATGTGCTTTGGTAATGTGATAAGTATTTCCATCTACTGGAATCTTAATTGTATTACCATTCACAGATACCGTAACACTATCCCCAAAATATTCTGATAAAGACACAGGTAGTGCGACAGGAATTCTTTCACTTTTCAACAAACGTTGGTTAAATTCCATCGACTGTCTTAAACGTGCCTGGTCCATCCTTGTTGCTGTTACTCTGCTCTCTGCAACATCTTGTGGTTGAGTTTTAGCAATAGAGTTTGCTGTAACTTGTGCCATTGATTCTATAGAAGTTTTAATTATATTTTGTAACTGCTCTTCAGTTAATGTAATTGTGTTATTTGTTTTCTTTTCAGCCATAATAGCCTCCTAAATAATTATTCAATCTTAGGTTCTTTTGGTTTATTTGTAATAGGTTTTTTTACTTTTTCATTATCAACATTATATGGTGTTAAGTTGTCTGTAGCATCTGCTGTGTCATCTGTGTGTTTTGCTCTTGTGTAAGCATCAGTTGTTAAGTTAGTTGTTGCGATTGCTGCTGTAGGTACTCCATAAGTAATACATAAAGCTTCGTCACGTATAATTCCAAATCCGATTGATTTAGCCTTTACACCAATAGTTTGTCTTTGGTTTAATGGGTCATTAGATCCTGCTGAACCTAGTCCTTTAATAATAGTTTCAACTCCGCCTGCTCCGTCAATAGCAATTCTAGCCATTGCATCTTTACCCATTAAGATTCCTCTATGAATTGGTAACTGACTCCACATTAATGCTTTATCTTCTGTGGTAAGTGTGTAATTTTCATTTACTGTTCCGTCTGCTTCTAACAATGTTCCATTATCAGGATGATTAGCTGTTAAATCCCACTCTACTTTATGTCCAGCTGGAATTGCTGTACCATCTGATAGATACACATCTTCATTATTTGTACTTCTTGATGCTGCTGGGAATGTTGCAAAGACAATATCTCCATTATCTTTAATAGCGAATGCTCTAACTTTCCAAGCACCATCATAGAATTCTCCTGGATTTCCTAAATCACCATAAGATTCGTCTAACATTGTTTGTACGAACTTAATTCTGAATAATGAGAATGGTTGTCCATTTTCATACAATTCACGAGTAGTGTTGTTAATTTTCATATAGTTGATTACTAATGGATCATCTAATAAATCATATAATGTTTCTGGTGATGTAATGTAAACAAACATTCCATCTGCTAAAGGTTTAACTAATAACCTATCAAATCTTAAAGCCAAGAATCTCAAGTCTGCGATAGTAACTTTATCGCCCAAAATCAATTCATCTTCACTAGCTTTGTTTCCACCGTACAATGCTGATGCTGCTGAGAGTAATGTTTCTCTAGCATACTTCTCAAATGTACGTGCCATAACATCTCCTAATTCGTGAGTGTAATGTGCAATCTGCGGATCAATTTGATCTAAGTCTACTCTATCTGTAAACTCCATGTATCTACCAAATTGTGTAGCTGTGAATGTAATTTCCTCCATGCTGGTTTTATCAGCGATTGGTGGAATACCTTCTAATAAAGGTACTGTGTGAGCTGTTAACCCACCCCATCTTCTTTTCTGTAACTTTTCAGTTCCTACAGGTAATGAGTATGATTCAGTATATTTTGTATGAACATAGTTCTCTTCACCTAATTTAATTGTATCTAATAATACTCTATCATAAAATTGTTGAGGTCTAATATCGTAACCACCTTGGTTAATCTGTTCAACAACTCTATTAATATTTTTAATATCTGCTAAAAGTGCCATTTAAGTTTCCTCCTAATTTTTTTTAATTTAATTTATTTTCCAAACATATCTGACAGTAAGTCGTCAAGATTGCCTTTTGTTTCGTCGCCTGCTGTGCCACCTGGATTTTGTAGTGGGGCTCTACTTCCTTTTTGATTCATTTCTTGAATCACTTCTTGTCTTATTTTTTCTTTAAGACTATTAATTATATTAGGCCCGTTTACTGCATAATATAATTCTGAATGAGTTAGATCAGTATTAATAGGATCAATGCCTCTCTTTGAAAGTCCTCGTAAGAACTCAGTCGTTTCTTCTTCAGTTAGGTTGTGTTCTTTCATTAATTGATCGACATTCCTATTGAATCGTGCACGTGTTCGTTCTTCTTCATACATACTGAGACGTCTATTTTGTTCATCTAACTGTCTTTGTAATTCGGGACTAATTGAGCTTTTCTTAGCTCGTTCATTTAAATCCTCTTCATCAAGTTTCTTGAGATATTCGTCAACAGACATTCCGTTGGCTTTGGCGACCCTCTCAAGTCTTTCGTTAGCTTCTTTTATCATTTGGTCTTTTTGAGAGATAGCTTCTCTCATACTCCTGATAACTGAGTTATCCTGAGATTGGGGTTTTGGAGTATTCTCTCCTTCACCTGTTTGATTTTGATTCTCTACTTCAGTAGTGTCCTGTACTACTTCTTGTTCAGGAACATTACCTGCAACTAGATTATCTAAATCGTTATTCATTATATACATCTGCTTTACCTCCGTTTTTCCTAAATTAGCGACGTTTAGGGGATTAACTTAATGTTTTAAAAAGATCATTAGAAACTTTTAAAATACTCAATAGTTTAACGAGATATTGGAACTCATGTTCATTATAGCATCTGCGAAATAAATTGTCAACTATCCTTTAGTATTAAGGTCTATATCTGGATTGTCTCTTAAGAATTTCTTCTCATCTACCATTATTTCGATAGCTTCTTCTGGTGATAGACCACCTTCTATTAGTCCTGCAAAATTCATTAAATCATTTTGTAATTGTGTTTGATCATCGTTCATTGCATTTGCTTCCATTCTCTCAAGCATTAATTCTTTCTGAGGGAAGTCTTGGTAACTTAACCATTCTTGTGGAGTAATTAATTCAGGCATTCCATATTGTGCTTGTGCCTCCATAATTTCTGTAGCTGCTTGTGCAATCCTAATTTTGTTCTTTGGTAATTGTGGAGCAGCGTCTAATGAGAATTGGAAATCAATATCTTTTAAATCGTTAAAGTTAATTGTGTCATCTGTACCATCTGGGTTTGAACTAACAATATTTCCTTTAATAACGTTCCTCTTAAAGATTGGATATGTATCTCCATACTCCTTGTAATAATTAATAATTAAACCTGTTAACTCTTCTACGAAATTTTCCATTGCACTAATTCTAGAATTATCAGTTTGTCCAATAATCCTTTGTTGAGATAAGTCAGTACCTCCAGTTGTCTGGATAGATCCTGTATCTCTACCTGTGTATCGTAAGTCAACTCCAGTAACTGTCATTATATCATTCTTAATAGTTTCTTTAGTTAAATGAATAAAGTTAGGAAGTTCTGGAACTTCTATATATCTAACAACCTCATTCGGATTTCCATTAACTATCCAAGCTTTGTGAGGGTCGTTCCCGAACTTAGTAAAGCTTCGGTAGTTTATTCCTGCGTTAGCTGAAAGTAACTTACCTCTATTCTGTGTAGCATAGATATAAGTATTCTCTAATGTAGAAATCATATTATAGGAAACTATATTATAAAGAATCTTGTTTGCCATACTGAAACCGTAAGGTCCTTTATCTGGATCTTCACCATAAAGTGCAACGATAGGGAACATCTCTGGTTGAATATTTTCTTTAAAATAAATTATAAATTCTCCGTTAGCAATAAAGATTTGGTCAATTCCTTTACTTGTTCTATAAAAAGCTTCAGTAATAGTCAAGGTCTTTGATCTACTAGAGTAGGTTTTCTTAGCCTCGTCAGAAATATAAGAACTTGCTGGAATTTCATTCTCTTTAATTCCTTTTGCTTTTAATTGTTTTAAATATTCTGTAACACCTTTACTTAAGAATTTGTTTTTCTTAAGAATGTTGATGTTAACTTGATTCGTAATAAAAAGGGCTTGGCCGTTTTGTAAGTCTGTAACGTTTGGATCTAAATAAACTTCTTTAGGTTGTAAATGTTTAATAGTAGCTCCTCCAAGAGTTTGCTTACCTTTCTTACCAAAAACTTTATTACTATCCCAATCGACTCTTATATAACTAACATTATATAAAATAGCGTTCTTTCCTAGTTTAGGTAGGAACGTTTTAAATTTTAACGTGTCCATTGTCATATCAATAAATCTATTAAGTTGTCTTGCAGCTTCGTTATCCTCTACACTTCTTGGTAATGCAACTGCACGAAAATCTCCAGTGTAAACGGAGTTCTTAATTGCTTTTTCTATATACTCTAAAAAATTAGTATCATTTCTAATGTAGTACTCTGGAAGACCTTTTCCTAATTCCTTCCACATGTCCCCATCGTGAAACTGTTTAACAAGGTCCCACTTACGTTCGTAAGGTTTTCTATATCTTTGGAACTCTTTATAAATTTCCATAATTTCTTCTAGAGTATATCCTTCTAATTTGTAAATCTGTTTAAATTCATTATTCATCATTACCCTCCAGTATCTCTGTTATTTTCTTATGAGCATTACTTAGAGCATCCTCATAAACTTTAATAACAGGATCTTCTTTTAGTTTTTCTAAATCGTGCTCAACATCTTCGTTAAGGTCGATTGGTTCATATGCAGGATAAATCTGTTCGTTAGTAGTATCTTTTTTAATATGGATCTTAATCCCACTCGTTGTAATCATGTAGACTATTAAGATCAACGACAACATTATTATCCCTGTTACTATAATTGGTGTCATAACTTCCTCCTCTAAAAAATGGATTATCATATTCCGGCTCTCCACTACTTAGTGGATCATAAAATTCTTGGACTGTTTTAGGCTTTGAAGTGTATAGTTGTCCAACGTTACCTATATTATACAAGTCGTACTCTTTATTTTCAAGATTATGCGGTAATTCCATAACAGCAAATTCTAAAGCGTTCGGTCCGTGATCTTCTGAAGCCTGTGGTTTATCTGCGTTAGCAATGTGTTTCCCAATCTGCTGCTCTGGGAACTTGTACTCTGTTAATTGTTTAATTAATTCCGTCTGATCGCTAAAGATTTTTAACTGTCCTCTTGTGAATAAAGTTCCTGTTCTAGTAATTCTAGCTTCAACGTTCATCTGTGCATCATCAAATAATAATCCTTCATCTTCAAAAAGGTGTCCAATAGTTTTTTGAACGTCAAACTCTGTTCTCCTTCTCCTACTTCTCTGGTCCATAACCGGAGTCTTTAATAAAGAATTGACCGGGAAGTTAGTTAACTTCTCTCTGTACTTCTGAGCAATAGTATGGATGCTAGAGTCAGTAATGTGCATTGAATCATAAACGTATGCAATTCTATTATCTGGGTCTATCGCCAGAAAAACGAAAAACGTTTGATCCCTAATCCCAAAGTCCATAGCTATAATCCTTTTCCATCTATCTGGAATTTTAAAAGGAGGAACTATATTGTCTTGGAATGTTGGATAAACCAAACCTGTAGCGTAACTAAAACTTCCTTTAAAATATCTCTCTACCCACCAAGCTGGTTTTCCAGCAGACTGTTCTTCCTCAAAGTTCGGAGGTAAATAAACATTAGCTTTAGTTGGAACTATATAACTACTTAAGTTTAAATCAATCTCGTGCCTTTGTTGGAAATAATTAACTTCAGTCTCTTCAGGGTAAAAGAAATGTATTTTATTACTTTTTAATAAAACCTCGTCCTTTATCCATCCTGGTCCAGGGTTAGTTTCTAAAATAATCTTTCGCCAGTCGGCGTCTAAAACAGGTACAAACCTATTGTCTTTTGTTCTCCTAAATTTCTTTTGACCAGTCTTTGGGTCTCTAGCTTGTTTAGTTGCTGCTAAGTTTCTAAGTCGAGTCTTTAACTGCTCAAAAGCCGTGTAAGGACTATCCGAAGCTTCAACTATAACTGCGTGAGTTAAGTTTAATGATTTCAATTTATTTGGATCGTCAAAACTCCTATATAGAAACTCATGGTCGTTTATCAAATCAAAAGTGTTTTGTTGAAGGTATTGTTTTTTAACAAAATCAATCGGCATAATTTCTTCAAGGTCGTTTCTTAAAGTTGAATTTAATTGTGGCATAGTAGGAGCTCCTAATAAAGTCCTTCCTTGAGGAGTTATAAAAGCTCCCTTCAACCTATCTTCGATGTCCCCTCTAGTTTTTCCAGTACCGTAACCCCCTGCAACCATTTGGTATCTACTACTATCTTTCATTGCCATTGCCTGATGTGGCATCGGAATAAAAGTATTAGTGTAAGTAGGACACTCACTCTTAGTACATTTAAACCAAGAAGGCGACGCCCCTAAGTTCATAGCAATCGCCCTTGTTACAGGTGCCCCGCAAGTAGG